ATACCGCTCGTCTGGCGGGAGATCGCGGTACTTGGCCGGAGTGAGCCCTACCGAGAGGGCCGCCTGTACCTCGATCTCCCGCTTTGACTTGTACCCGGCGTCGGCTGCGTAAGTCCACTTACCGTCAAGATCGACGGTTAGCGTGATGCCGAGTTCAGCGCGAAAAAACTTCGGCGCTCTTCCTCACTGAACGCGCTGATGCGCCCAACGTCGGACATGATCTGCAACACCTGTGCGGAGGTGAACCCGGCCGCTCGCATGGCCGCGATCTTCTCCTCGGTGGTCTTGGCTACTACCATGAGCCCGTTGCCGTCCAGGACGCTCATTGGGATGTCCAGGGCCTCGGCTACCATGGCCCAGGCCATCTTCTCGCTGAACTCCTCGTACTCACGGACGTACTTCTCATCGGCAAAGTTGGGCACGTCGCAAATCGTGGGCTTGGTCAGACCGTAAGCCCTACCTTCATCGGAGTCGTGGCTAACCAGGGTCGTGCGCACGGGCGGGCGAGGTGCCCGTTCCTTGCTGAACTGCTTGCGCACGGAGTCAGCACGGCAGGTAGTGATGGGCAGGATATCGGTGGTGACTTCCTCAGTACCGTCTGGCAGCACTTCGACGCGCTTGATGTAGGCAAACCCACGGTTGGACATACCCAGTGCGTCCTTCGACATCGGCTCGATGGCCTTCACGAAACGCGACTTGCTCTTCTTCTGCTCTGACATTGGCTCCTCCTAGTGTGGTGGCTAGCCACTTGGGGGTTACAGTATATTGGAATATACTGGTTAGCTGGCCGAGCCAGCGGTGAAACTAGTGATGACCTCGATTGAACCGTAGATCGAGCCGGTGACGCTGACGTTCACGCCGTCCTCGGCCTCGGCAAGGCTCTGCTGGTCGGGGGCGAAGTACACGCCGGTATACTTGCGGCCGATGGCAACTGCGCCACGGGTCCACAGGATCTCGACGTTGACGCACTGCTTCAGCGTGTCCTCAAAAGCGGGGTCGGTGAACGTGGACGCGGCGCCGTTGGTCAGGGTGCTGTCGCCCTTGGTTGTGACCCAGGTGTTGCTGCCAACCTGCCAGGGGCTAGCTAGCGAAGGGTTCGATAGCGCGTTGCGGAGCTTGGCAGCGTTAGCCACCGAGTTCTGCATCTTGAAGGCAAACGAAAGCTCAAGCGGCTCCACGATGGGCGTGTCAGGCCCCATGATGTAATGCGTGTTGGTGTCGCCGCGACCGCGATCAAACACCGGGGTTTCCTCAGGGCGTGCGCGCCCCTCGGGAGCGGTGAGCGACCCGTCACTGAAGATGACCTGGAGGTAGAAGGGCGTTGCGGTGCTATCGTACAGGCGAAGCACTCCGTGCATCATCGTATAAGTAGCCATTGGTTTACAATCCTTCCTTTCGTTCTACAAAGGTTAGTAGGCGTAGCCGAAGTGGTGAATTACGTCGATTGAGCCGTATATCAGGCCAGTGAAGCTCAAGGTGACTCCGTCCTCGGCTTCGGCTAGCGATACTTGATCGGGGGCGAAGTAGACCTCATTGTACGCGCGCCCAATGGCTACGCCGCCTCGCGTCCAGATAATCTGGATGGCGATGGACTTCTTCATCGTATCTTCAAACGCCGGGAAGCTAGTTAGCACGCCGTTACCATTATAGTACTTGGTATCGGTCTTGGTGCTAGTGCCAGTGGCATCCCAGAGCGTGTTGTAGTTCGGGTTGCCGCACTGTACGGCTTCCATCAGCGCGGTCTTGTTGATCACCGTGTCAAGCTTCACGCTGAAGCTGACTTCCAAAGGCTCCACAATGGGCGTGTCCGGTCCCATGATGTAGTGGGCGTCAGCGCTACCACGGCCACGGTCGAATACAGGCGTCTCTTCTGGGCGAGCCCGGCCTTCGGGGGCGGTGAGGTCGCCAGCGCTGAATACGACCTTGAAGTACTGGCCGTCCACCGGCCAGAGCACGTCGGCGCTCGGAGCGGGCGACGGGATGCTGGTGGTCATGAGCTTGATGTAGTACTTGGTGCTGGATAGCGACCCGCCGCCGCCCACAACCCAGTCAGACGGGGCCTGGAAGGAAATCACGCCGTCCTGCGTGAAGCAGTCGGCTGAAGCCATGGTGCCGTCAGTGAAGCTGGGAAGGGCTGTCCACGCGCCATTCCAGTAGTAGGGCACCAGCGCGCCCGAGCCCACAGCGTAGGCGCCGCCGCCTTTGACGAAGTTGATCCGGCAGAACGGGCTGCTGTTGCCGACGAAGATCGCATCACTGGCCGCCGCGCAGAACGTCCCGGTGTAGCCGGTGTCGTCTACGCTGGCCTCAGTGGTCTTGTCGGTGTACGAGGTGCCGATGTGGACGTAGGTGTACACGCTGCTAGAAGCTACTGAGCGTGGGTCGTCGGTGCTATCGTACAGCCGTAGCTCGCCGTGCATCATTGTGTAAGTAGCCATGAGTGCTTCCTCCTATTAGGTGTTGCCATGCACGGCTGTACCGCGCAAGATGATCGTGTATACCCAAGCGTCTGTGCCTGCATCTAAGTCTACAGCGCTTGAAGTCGAACGAGCGTCGGCCATGGTTCGGAGATCAACATTTACGACGAACATCGTGCCAATTGACGTAACGGACGCCGGGTCCGAAGCATAGTCGTAGATGTCGATTTCCTTACCAAGGCGGAAGCGGCCTTCGATTAGGTCACAAGTAGTGAATAGAGAGATACGGTTGACCGGTTTACCGGCGCTGTCCTTGCGGTGGGAGAAGCAAGCGATCTGGAACATCAGGTTGTAGTCGCTAGCCGCGTCGGTGGCGTTGCCCTTCGGGTACTCGATGATGGGCATGATGGAAATGTAGTTCATTTCGGCCCACGACGTAAGCCCGCGCGTAACGAACGGCACGCCGGGAAAGCCGATTTTGAGTCCGTCGGTCGTCACCAAGTTAGCCTGGATGTACTTTTCCAGGGAAGCGGTCAGATTGCGCTTCTTAGTGGCCGCGTCGAGTGCCATTAGCGTTTCTTCCCGCCAATCGCTAGGTTTACTTTTGTGCGCACTGCTGCGCTGGTTCTATGAATAACGCGGTCTAGTATTGTAGGAGCTTGATACCTGTACTTAGTGAATGACATACCATTCATGCTAGCCCACCAACGAGTCCCAGGAGGAACACCATTATTGGCCCACATCACCTTTAACTGTGCTAGTACAAGCGGTGGAATGATACCGTACATTTCCTGGATTGAGATACGGACCATGCCTAATGGAGCTTTGCGCGACCACCCGTATTCTAGTGGTACGGCTTGTGGTGCGGTGTTGGTCATTGTCACGGACTTATTGCGTGTTTTTAGCGCCGTCGTTATCCTACTATGCTGATATCCGTATTTTTCTCCGGCGCTAGCAAGCTGCGGTGATGCCGGTACAGCGCCGCCAAGTTGAGTTGAGAGATAGTCCTGTGACTTGTACCAACCGCCGCGTGTTTCACCAGTCCATACCGGTGTTTTCTCTATGATGCGCATGAGTAAGTAGTATGCTACCAGCATTATCGGCTGCGCGGTGGTGCCCTTGCCGACTTCTTCTTCCATGCGTTTAAGCATGGCTACGAACTTAGTCGTATCCATTACGAAGAAGAATGGTACGTCATTAGTTGCTGCCATTATGCTGATATCCCCGAGAGCTTCAAGTAGATGATACAGACGTTAGTGCCCACTTGTGCGCGTACCCACATCACTTCGTAAGGCGTAGTGCCAATTACAACTAGGTCGCTAGCCTGAGGCGTCCTACCGATATTGCTGATATCAATCAGCATCTTTCGGTCGGTGCCCTCTAGCTCCATACCAGCCATCTTGGCGTCGGATTCCTTGCAGGTGATGGCTAGAGCGGTTGTCACTACGTCGGTGTATGGGTCGGTGATTACGCCGGTAGCTGGGTTATAGGTAGCTGATCCGGCGGTAGAGCCTATCTTGCGGTAGGTTATGGTGATGGCTCCCGCCTGTGTGTCGGCGGTAACAGCGGCTACGTCGGCCTTCATCATGGCCTGGGTAGCGGCTGTGGTGAAGTCCGGTGTAGGAAAGGTAGGCATTGGCTACCCTCCCCTATTCGCCATCTTCGTAGTGCTGGTCGAAATACTGCTGGTTATCGGTGTCGGTGTAGTCGCTATCGTCCTTGCCGTCGATACGGTTGATCTTGACGGACCAGTCAACCGTGTAGTCGGTAGTGTCGTTGAGGCCGACCTTGGCATCATAGTCCAATGCTAATTTCAAAAAATATTTTGGTATATTAGTCTTATCAATACTTAGTTCCCCGGCAAGAGCCGACCAAGCAATAGCGGATTTGGCGGCTGACGCGGCAATCGCACGGCAACAATCTGCGGCTGCGCCGTAGACATCGTTACTGTTCAGCGCAAGCGCCGCAGTAATTTCGTCTTCGGACATGATCAAAGCTGCTTCATTGGTATCAGCAATGAGCATCCTGACTCTGCCAGCAGAGGTTGTATATGCTATCGCCACGTCAGCCGCCCCCGATTAGGAGTAGTGAATGATCGCTACGCAGTTGGTTAACGTTACGTGGATGTCGGTTAGGCATCGCAGCCCCGCTGCAAGGGGCAGGGAGTACGGGGCTCCGGCGGCAGCAGGGGTAACGTGACTGAACTTCACGGTACCGCCTGCGCCGCCGTCCCGCACGATTACTGTTCCCTCGACACCGGTAGGCTCTACGATGATCGCCCCCACGGTGCCTTGAATAGCCTTTACCGTGCCAGTAGCGGTAACCCGACTTGACGTTGAGCGCCCTACGTCAGACACGGTAATCACCTAATCCTTAGTTGCCGTAGCTCGAAAGCACGACCCACTTGGAAAGTGCTGCCGAGTAGATCAGGGTAACAGCGCCAGTCGAGTTGGCGATGCTGATATCGCCGCCCACAGGCAGGATGTTACCGGTGGACTTCACGACAACGGTGCGGTCGGTGTGCTCGGCCTGTAGGATGAGCAACTGACCGGCAACGCCTGCCGTGATCGTCACTAGGTCACCGGAGGCAGCGTCAGCGTTGGTGTCAACTGTGTGGTAAACGCCCGTGGCCGTGATTGCGCCCGCGCCGTCGAGGGTCAACTCAGCCTTGTCGCTGAAAGCCACGACGCCGTTGAGGTTAGCTGCGGCAGCGGCGGTGAACGCCCCTGCAACCTCTGCTGCGCCGTCTGCCCACAGAGTTCCGTCGATCTCAACGTCGCCCTCGACGCGGAGGTCGTCGGCACCAACGCTGGCATGGCCGTCAGCCGTGCCAGTGCCGATGCGAAGCTGCGTGAAGTACGCCGTCGCCGGGAAGGTAACTGCGGCAGCCGCCGTGAACTGGATGTCATCCGAAGTGAAAGTGATCACGTCGGTATTGGCATCACCGAGGGTAACGGCGCCGTCAAGCGTGACGGCCCCATCGACCTCAAGAGCGCCCGCGAGCTTGCTGTAGCCAGCCACGGAGAAGTCGGGGTCGCCAGTGCCGCCGCCGATAGCTGTCAGATCGAAGTCAACCGACTGGTCGAGCGTGCCCATAGCTACGCCGTCTGCGTCGTCGTCGGACGGATACGCGGTATGCATGCGTAGCGCGCCCGCCGAAGAAACGAACAGCCAGTGAGCGGCGCCCGCGTCGTCGTACAGGGCTACGGCGCCGGGCTTGTTGTCGGCGCCACCGTCGAAGATCGAAACCTTCGAGCCGGTAGTGCTGGAAGCCGAACCGAAAGCCACCTGTGCGGCCACGGCGGGCATCGTGATAACGCCAGCGGCGCTAATCACGAATACGTCAACGCCAGAACTGTTCTCAAGCTCTAGCAGGTTGGTGTCGCCCGTAACTGCCGTGAGCTTCAAGCTGTCGAGATTGGACACACCGGCAAAGCTGAACACCAGTGCGAGCCCGACCAGCATAGTTGCTACGTAGTGCTTCACTTACGTTCTCCCTTCCTTTGTTACAAGTCCGATGAGGCTGGCGGCGAGCCACCACGGTAGTCGAGGATGGCTGCGCCGAACACTAGACGGCACTTCCAGCGCCGCTCGTCGTATGCGAAGGCGTGCCCGCTGTCAGGCGACTCTTCGAAGATTTCGGGCTCCTGGCGCCCACCGAGGAAGCCGACTTCGTAGGTGTCTACGAGGCCGGGGTCGGCCATCAGATACCAGCGGCCCGAGGTGACGCGGGACGTAGCGATGAGTTCAAGCGAGCCCTCATGCACGTTCACGTCGTTGTTCGCGGTCGCGGGGCGGCTGGACGACTTGAGCAGCCGCATTGCCTGGAACTTGTCGTCCGGGTGGACGATGAGGAACCGAGGAACGAGGTCAAGCTGGTTGCCGTCGATGTCCGTCTGGTTCGCCATGAGCTTGATACCGGCCTCAAGGTTGTCATGGTTCAGAGGAGTCGCAGCGCCCAGGTCGTTGCTGTGGCCCGCAACGAACAGCGCGGATGCGTCGTAGATCGTCGGATTGGCGTTCAGCATGGTCGTGAAGATGAACTTCTCCACGGTGCGCTGGCTAGCTGAGCCGAACTTCTCCACGATGCGGCCGAAGGCGCCGAGGTCGTCATTCGTCATGGCCTCGAAAGACAGACCGAAAACCTGACCGTACTTCGCTACCGTGTAGCTGATGCGGTCGTCGGTGAACTCTACCTCGTTGTAGGGCGCGCGAGCCGCGACCTGATCAAGCGTGGTGAACTCACCGGTCTGGATTGCGTACTGGGTGCGGAAGTCAGTGACGTTCTTCACGTTGCTGACGATCTTGCGCCAGTGCATCGCCTGCTGAAGCATGCTCCAGCCCTTGAGCAGACGCTTGTTCATAGCGTCCATCATGAGGCTGTCCCACGCGCCAACGCCGATGGACTCACGGACGCGGCTCAAAGGTAGCTGACCGCCGTCGGCCAGAACCTTCTCCACATACGCCATACCCTCAGCATTGACTTCGGCTTCCTTGGCGACCTTGCGGGCGCCGTCACTCTTGGCCGCCGACGCGAACGTATCGAACACGTCAAAACGGGCCTTCTCCTGCTTTACTGCTGACATTGAGTAGTGCTCCCTTCTTCAGTTCTATTCACGCTTAGGCGTGGGTAGTGATGTTCTTGATCTGGCTCTGGATGGAGATGCGAACTTCAGTTGCCCCGTTGGCGGGCTCAGGACCAACAACGACGCCCACGGCCACATCGAGCTTGGTGCCGGTGTCAACAGTGCTGACCGACGCCATGTACACGGGCTCGTTGATGGCGAAGTTGATGCCTACGCCACCGCCGTCAACGTCAACATCAAAGATACCCTCTACCCAAGCGGCGCCCATAGCCGCGTTGGCTACGTCTTCGCACCACACGCCGTAGATACCGGCGGTGTTGCTGTCTGCGAGCGCGGTAACGGTACCGGCCACGATGCTGAACCCGTCACCCTCAGAGAAAGTGGCGGCGCCAGCGGCGTTGTTGTACACGTCTACGCGGACGGCGTAGTCCTCATTGACGCAGCGGAACTTACGTGCGAGTGCCATTTGTTACTCCTCCTTCAACTTATGCGTGAGTCGTTACGGTGTTGATCTGGCTAGTCAGGTAGATGATTACGCGGGCAGCGCTAGCAGCGGGCTCTGCGCCAACGCAGTTACCTACCGACTTGTCGGGGTTAGCGCCCTTATCGACGGTCGAAACCGACGCCATGTACACGGGCTCGTTGATGGCGAAGTCCAGCGCGCCCGCGACGGCCACGCTGAAAATGCCCTCTACCCAAGCCGCGCCAGTAGCGCCAGCGGCCACGTCTTCACACCATACGCCGTAGATACCAACCGTATTGGCATCGGCCAATGCGGTAATAGTACCGGCGCTGATGTAGAACCCGTCACCCTCAGAGAAGGCATTGACCGAGTTATTCACAACGTCTACGCGCTTAGCGTAGTCCTCGTTGATGCAGCGGAAAGTTCTTGCGAGTGCCATGTGCTACTCCCCCTTACGCCTTCACGCCAACGAGCGCGTCAATGAAGCCTGCGGCCTGCTTGCGTGCGGTAGGAGCTACGGCTTCCTGCTTCTGCTCGGGAGCGGCCACGGGCGCCTCTACGCGCGGGGGAAGCCCTGCGGTGAGCACAACTTCGGTCTTGGCAGGAGCGTAATCCTTGGCGATGTCCTCTGCTACCTTGGTCCACTCAGCGTGCGCCTTGTCCAGGGCCTCACGATTGAGATCCGCAACGCCCTCGACGGCCCGGCGGATGGCGCCTTCTACGGAAGGCTTCAGACCGGCAGCGCGCTTCTCGGCTAGGAAGCTCTCGACTAGATCCTTGCGCTCGTAGGCGGCCATCTTGGCGATAGCTGCGTCACGAAGCGCTAGAGACTCGGCAACCGACTTGGCAGCTTCGGCCTTGACGGCTTCCTGCGCCTTGACGGCTTCGGCTAGAGCGATTTCCTTCTCGCTCAATGCCTTTTCGAGCGCCGCGATCTTCTCTGCAACCTGCTTCTCGTCCACAATAGACTCCTTTCGTTCAATCTGTTCATCGGGTGCTACATTAGAGCTTAATTGGTTCTCCAGGACATTTAGTACCCCGCCACCCGCAGCGGGGCTATCAACGATGTCCACGGAGCGCACTGACTGGATTTCCTCGATGAGTTCGCCATCGTCGGTTTTCTTCGCGGAAGCCCAGCAGTATATGGAAAGTCCGACGAGATGCGGCTTCTGGCGTATGACGGAACGGAGCCACTGGTCAGCCTCAAGCACTTCCAGCGTTCCGACTACGCGGTTGCCCTCCATTGTGACACCAGTGATCTCCCCTGCGAGATCCCGGAAGTCACGATTCTCGTCTTTGTGGTTGTAGAACACCTTGGCGCCTTCGAAACGCCCAATCGACTTCTGTAGAACCTCTGGACGGTAGATGTTCTTGTTCTTGCTAGTACCGGCCTCGATTACGACGACCTTGGCCTTAGCGCCGGTCTTGTCGTAGAACTTACCCTGCTCGAAAATTGGTAGGCAGCGTACCGTCTCGGTAATCTCAAGGCTGTGCATAGCCTCTTCGACTGTCACGGAGGTAACCACCGCGTCAGTAGTTACAACTGTAGTCTGTGGGGTAATTGTGGTTGAGGAAGCCGTCACTGTCTCTGGCGCTACGTTGGTTGTACTATCCACTTGGCTCCTCCATTTGTGGTGAACTATATAGTTGTACCACATGGTTACTCGCAACCCCCGACGTTCTTAGTATATATTTTGCCTCGACAGTATATTGTGAATATACTCACATGCCGCGAAGGTATGCGATGTCTTTGGCACGGAGTCGGGGTGTACTTAGCGGCACAGCATTTCTGGCCGATGTTGGCGGCTTGCTTATACCGGCAGCGTATGTAGCGTACTTCTTTGGTCCGAGTATGCGTAGCTGTACAGACGGTGGTTGGTTGGCTAGCCAGCTTGGGTAGTCAGAAGTAGCTAGCGCCTCGCCGTGCAACTCAGAAAGGCTCGTCAGGCTGTCAACGTCCGTCTGCTTGAACCCTAGATCCTTCCAGGACTTGATTACGCCAACATACATACAGCGGCAATGCGGATGCCTTGGTACGGTCGGCGGCGTATCTCCGCTAACGTATGAATAGAATGTACCGTCAAGCATTTCGCAGGTAGGGCAGGTACGCGCGTCCATGACGGCGGTATACTGTACTCCATACAGTATGTGCTTGTTGCTACCGAATACTAGCTGCTGTGCCGAGTTGGCTACGCGCTGTGCTTCCGTTGTAGCCATGACGGTCAATGCAGCCGTTACCCCAGTTTGCAGGTACTTGGATAACATTGAAGTTAGTTCTTCGGAAGTGGCATTCATGGCTACGGCGTTGGCTAGCGCGGCTTGCACGTTCCTAGAAGCCTCTTCTATTAGTCCATTGACTCGGCTAGGTAGCGACGTACCTGCTATCGGCTCATTCACAATCGAGTTGGCTGCCGCTAGCGTAAGTGGTGCATTATCTAGCGCCATTGCGACAGGAGCGGGGAGCACGTCATTCAAGATACCAAGGATTGCTTTGTCCTCAGCAATGGCTAGGTCCAGCAACTCGTTGCGCACGTCAACGTAGATACTGTAGACCTCTTGCTGTATGTCGGGCACCAAGAAAGAAGCTATCAGCCTAGCGGTTTCGTAGGTAACGGCTAGCTCCGGGTCAATCTGCATCCCGACAATCAGCCGTGCCGCTTTATTAACGGCGGCGCTCATCCTGCCGGATATCAGGGCTGCTAGCCCAGCCTCCACGGCTATGATGTAGTGGCTGTGCTGTACCAGCGTGTTAGCAAGCCGGTGGTTTGTCGTCTGGCTTTGCTGTGGCATCGACTGGTACTTCCGCCGTGGCTAGCGGCTTCTTCTTCGGGACCATCTGGCGCACCAAGTCGCGGAGCGCATCTAGCTGGGCCACAACCGCGTCGGCAAAGTCGTCGTCTATCAAC